CTCAACCTCAACCTCAACCTCAACCTCAACCTCAACCTCAACCTCAACCTCAACCTCAACCTCAACCTCAACCTCAACCTCAACCTCAACCTCAACCTCAACCTCAACCTCAACCTCAACCTCAACCAAGTGAACCAATTTCAGAAAAAAACATTAAATTGTGGGGAAGTTCGTCAACTTCCCCCGAAATGTCACCATTAAATTCTCTTGATGATGGTTCATTGCATGATAAAAATAGTGGTGTATCAATCACGATGATAGATGATCCTGTTGGGGAACGATCATCTCAAATTCTATGTAGTCCACAAGCTGATGTTACGGACATATCGGGTGGCCGATCACATACGATTGATCTGGGAGTTTCACCACTTCTCTTACCACAAACCCCCGATATTAACAATAAACAGCCACTTAATAGACCGTCACGAACACAATCGAATCAACCAATCAGGAACAATAAAGTTATTACTTGTATTGATACTCACATTTGTCATGTTGGGGGAATGAGTTGGTTTGAAGTACGTGGTATTATGAAAGATGACTCAGAACCATTATGATGTCTCAGAATATAAATGCAGAAAATTTTATTTCTGGGTGAACATAAAAATTGAATCTGAATATTCGTGGCGTGTGTGCAAATAATACATTTCTCAATGGGTGATATTGAGGATACGTGTGTTTGTGATCACAATAGATCTTCAATGATTAAAATCATTGAAGATCTATTACAAATGGAAGAGTCATATTATGTAGACAATGATGCATTTAACAAAACAATGATTTTAATGCGTCGTAAGTACAAGCTGTCTCCAAGCAAACATGATTTGGGTATAATCTATGCAGAACTGTCCCTTATTGACCCACAGAAGTATCCAATGATTCCATCTCTGAAAGAGATACTCATTACTCGTGCAATTCGTAGTGACAGTGGTATTTTGAACATCAGTATTTCACTACCACCCAATAAGTTTAGTTGTCGACACAATTGTTTCTTTTGTCCGAACCAGCTTGGAATGCCACGAAGCTACTTGAGCAATGAAGATGTTTTTAGACGGGCAGCCAGTGTTAATTTTGATACTGTTCAACAAATTAACTCACGCTTGGACACACTTAAAGTGAATGGTCACCCTATGGACAAAATAGAGTATCGCGTGCTCGGTGGGACTTTCTCTTGTTACCCTCACGATGTGACGGATAAATTTGTCAGGGAATGTTATTACGCAGCTAATATTTACGGTCAAGCATCGCCACGTGAGCCTCTTTCAATTGAAGAGGAACAAACATTAAATATAACAGCGAATGTTCATGTTGTAGGTTTCGGGATCGAAACCAGACCTGATGAGATTAATGAAGCGGAAATTATTCGCTTCAGACACTATGGAATCACCCGAGTTGAATTGGGAGTTCAACACACTGATGATCTCTTATTGAAAATGGTGAATCGTGGACATACAGTAGATCACTCTAAGAGAGCAATTAAATTGCTAAAAGATTATGGTTTTAAAGTTGAAATTCATATTATGACCGATTTGCCTGGTGCAACACCTGAAGGTGATAAGGAATGTTACCGTTTGGTTCTAAGGGATGATCCAGATCTAATTCCTGATTACCTCAAAGATTATCCTTGCCTGGATGTCTCATATACTGTCATTAAGCAGTGGAAGGAGTGTAGAAAATGGCAACCGTATGCAGAGAAAACGTCAGATGCACGCGATCTCAAGGAAGTGTTGATTTATCGTCAACAAATTACACCCAAATGGGTTCGAGTCAACAGAATCCAACGGGATTTCATTCCGGCCAGCGAAACACCTGATCATTTGGGGTACACGAGTGACGGAATTAAATCAAACTTGGGACAGATCGTTAAAACTGAAGCGGAATCACGTGGTATTTACTGTCAATGTATTAGGTGCAGAGAAATTCGCAATGAGAAATTTAACCCCTCAGAGATTAAATTTTTCATTGAAACATTCATTGCAAGTGATGGTTTCGAGTATTTTATCTCAGCAGAAATTCAGCGAGAGCATCGAAATTTACTATTGGGATTCATCCGTCTCCGATTCAGTGAAGCATTAATGCATAGTATTATCCCTGAACTTTCAGGAAAAACCGCGATGATCAGAGAACTTCACGTCTACGGTAGGCTTAAGGAAGTCGGCAAGAATGGTCAAGCTCACGGCGCCCAACATATGGGTATTGGACGCCAATTATTGGCAATGGCTGAGAAAATTGCGCAAGTTCGCCAACAGGAACAGATGGCAATCATTTCAGGCATTGGTGTGAGAGATTATTATCGAAAGAATGGTTATCAATTGGTGGGCACATATATGATTAGACGTTTCATGTAAAGTATCAGTTCTTGATAGATTGATTAATTTTCTTTGTATAAACCTTTATAATAGTAAAGATACCATCTTCAAATGTGATTCTCTGTGAAAACACTTCTATTATGCCAAGTTTTTCACAGAGAAATTGTAATGAACGACCCACAAAATAGAAAACATGATAATGTGTATCAGTATAACAATACTCAAAACACACTGTAATAAAAATTAAGTATCCATCATTATTCAGATGAGTCAATATTTCTTTGATGTCATCAATTGGATGAATGAAATGTTCGAGCAAATTGGATGAATAAATGACATCATATTTCATTGATCCTAATTTATTGACAATATCTGGTCCTGTGACAATTTTATCATAACCATCTACTATTAGATGGCGATCTCGTAATACAGATGTCACACGATTCCATTTTCCGCAACCATAATCCAACTATTTTTGGTAGTATCTGGACATAACCCATACACATCAAGGCACGTCAGTATGTAGTTGGTCGTATCACCTTCTTGATAAAAACTGTATAAATCGACGTAATCTTGATCAATTTCTGCAGAATCTAATTGCAAAATCGCAAATTAGGTCACATTTTGGACATTGATATCGAACTAATTCACCAGTTTTGAACAGGTCAAATGCTGTGTGAATCTTGAACGTACTGACTGGTCCAATGTAATTATATATTTCACATGTTAAATTGTTTGGCTCAATATATGCAAAATTATTCCATCTTGCACATAAACGTGATTCTGATGCATTCATTATATATTATTGTTACACACGTTTAATTTTAAGACATTTTGGGGTGTAGATTTCTTTTGTTTTTGTTGAACTCGTTGCTGGGAATATTGAGATGATGGTTGAGATGTTTGTATAAATTGTCGCGGTTGATTCATATGAGTAAATTGTTGTGGTTGTGGTTGTGGTTGTGCTTGAAACACTTGCTGTGGTTGCTGTGGTTGTGCTTGAAACACTTGCTGTGGTTGCTGTGGTTGTGTTTGAAACACTTTACTATTTGATGATAATGGGCGTTGAAAATCGATCATTCTGGCACAATCACATATATGTTGAGGTGGCACTTGTTGCGCCAGTTGTGCTAATTGTTGATTCATGTAATCTGCTTGAGGGTTATAACCAGGGTATGCAGGACAGATAAATTCTGTTGTTTTCGGTTCTATTGTTTGGGAATTTTTGTTTAGCTTCGCGATTTGTTGATCCATATCTTGATCGGTTAATATATTGAATTGTGATTCTATATCACTCGTTAAATCCATTTCAATTGGTGGCATTTGATCATAACCATGTGGATAATTTAATTTGGGCATTGGTGTCATTTGGTGTGGTGTGTTCCTACTTTTTGCAACGGCATTGATTTGTCGATCACGTGTGCCCAATCCCAAACCACATCGATCAGCATTGCAAAAATTTTGTTCCTGTTCTGTCATTAATGTTGGATGATAGACTCTTTGTAAATTATCTTCCATTTGCGGTTTGTTGAAATACCGATCATTATTAACGTCAGTACGGTACTGATCCTCCACAATATTACTGTTTAATGCGGTGACGAAACAACTATAATCTTGGGAATTTTTTGATTGTCGTTCCAAATAATAATCATCAGTCCGTGTGTTTATTTTTGATTTGGATGTTAATTCACCAGTCGGTTGAGAATATCTGTTTAACGATGCAGTACCATTTGCTTCTTGATCTGTAATATGTTTATGTTTCGTTGTCATGTTTTGATATGCTAAACGATCCATGAATTTGTATACTTAATACACAAATTTTATTTCCAAGAAAAGAACTTATATTAAATATTTTTCAAAAAATTGACATAATTTGACAGATTATAAGTCAAATGATCATGTGTCTGTTCTCTGGATTCATGGCATAGTTGTTGACTATGTTGACTATGTTGACTATGTTGACTATGTTGACTATGTTGACTACGTTGACTATGTTGACTATGTTGACTACGTTGACTATGTTGACTATGTTGACTACATTTACTACGTTTACTACGTTTACTACAATTACCAAGATTACCAAGATTACCAAGATTACCAAGATTACCAAGATTACCAAGATTACCAAGATTACCAAGATTACCAAGATTACCAAGATTACCAAGATTACCACAACTACCAGCATTTTGTGAATATTTTGAAGCTAACTTGTTTCTTAATGGCGGTGGCACTGTTTGTGTTGTCATTTGTCGTGAACCATTGTATATAGGTGGTGACGATTTTGTACCATATTGAGGATACATATATGGATATGGATATGGATATGGAGATGGGTATGGAGATGGGTATGGAGATGGATATGGATATTGGTATGGATATGGATATGGATATGGATATTGGTATGGAGAAGGTGGTGCACGCGGTGGTAAACCATGAGGTTGCTGCACTGGCTGTACCAATTGATCAGTAGATGTCACCGGTTCTTGATGTTGATTTCCCTGCTTGAGCTCACCTGCTTGATCCATTTCCTTCTTCATTGATTCAATTTGACTCATATCTGCACATATTTCATTGAAGGCAAGAATCACAAAGATTAATGGCATAACTTTACCAACAACAATTACCGCTTTCTCTATATTAGGTTCGAAATATTGTTTAATAACACCAAATAAAATATCAAACATTTGTTCATCAACCCCCATTTGTTCCATAACCCGGAACGCTGGCACTGCCTGTTTTCCGACTCTAATTACTTTAGTCAAGATACCACCAAAGCCCTTGGCATCTTCTGATGCATCTTTTGATCTCAAACCTTTTTCGAGTGCGTGCAGGATCCCAATTAAGAATTCTTTTAATTTGTCGGGATATTTAAGTAAATCTTGTAATACTGTGGGAATTTGATTAAATAGAGTACTGAGTATACCGAATGCGTGACTGGCTGTAGCATTAACGATTTGTGCGACTGCTGTCCCGACGAGTCCAGCATCATCTGGAATGAATGTTGATATCCAGTCACCGACGACATTGGTGACACTTTCCAATAAATCATTTAAAATATTACAAATCATTCCCATTTGGCCTTCATTATGATCACTGATCATCTCTTTAATGATGGACATTGTATCTGATTTGACTTGTTGTGGTCCACCCTTAAATTCCATTTTCAATATTTTAACTAAGTATTTCGACTCACTTGCAATCGTGACTGTAGTTTCCATTAAACTAGCATAGAATAAACCACTATTGATTGTTGATGAAATTGATTCAACAACGGTATCTCCGCCAGCGCCAAGTGATGCAACAACTGCTCCTGCACCGAGAGTCACTTTAAAAACCGTAATGATCACTCTAAGTGATTTTTTCATTTTGGTCGAAAATATTTGATCATTTCTCGTATATGTTAATTCAATATGTGTGTTTTTTACTATTTGAGTTGGTGCCTCACCGCCTCCAATTAAGGCATCTTCTTTTGCGAATGATTGTACACCATTTTTCTTAATCGGAACTAATTGATTATCAACACCGTGACCCCATGAGTGCAATATTTGAATACTTTTTTCATCCAATTTAACGAGAATTTTACAATTTTTGCCAGTAAAATGCTCACTCGTCAATCTATCAATTAATTGGCCCATATTTTTGCACCGTTTCTTTGGTACAATAATATATTCTCCATCATCATCAATACATAAAATCCTGTTTTGATATGACAAAATTAACAGATCGACGCAATCAATGTAAGATTGTGTGTACATCAAACTTATATATTATATACAATATATAAGTTTCATTAAACTATGATCAATAAAAATTGATCACAATTTTATCTTCCCAAATTTCTGGGATTAAATATAAATGAATCATCAATACGAGAATCTGGTTCTATCCGGTGGAGGTATTAAAATAGTCGCCTCAATTGGTGCATTGGAAGTCATCCAAGAACGTGGGATTCTAAAAGATCTCAAGGGGTTCGCAGGATCATCTGCCGGTTCCATTATCGCCAGTGCATTAGCTATTGGCTACACAGTCGCAGAAATTAAAGATATTATGATGGAATTGAATTTCAATGATTTCAAAGACTATTATCATCTGACACCAATAGCATTATTTTATCATTATGGATGTTGTGCAGGGGACGCTTTCGCTAAATGGTTTAGTGATATGGTCAAAAAGAAGACAGGTAACGCTGATATTACATTCAAAGAAATATTTGATCAATATGGCAAATATTTGATAATCACTGGTTGTTGTGTCAACAAACGTGAAACACATTATTATAGTCACATTTCTAACCCAACAATGACAATTGTTAATGCAGTCAGAATTTCTATGAGTATTCCTGGATTATTTGCCCCAGTTAAATGGTGTAATGATTATTTGGTCGATGGTGGATTACTCGAAAATTATTGTATCTATATATTTGATAAAAAGACACCCAACTCAAAATTGACAAAAATTACCGAAAGCTATCCGCCACACACACCAACTGACAAAACATTGGGGCTGAAATTATTATGTTCAGATGAACAACCAGACGAAAAGATTTATCACGGCAATGCCCCAATTAACAATTTTTTCGATTATATCTTGTCAATTGTCAACACAATGCTCACACAAATCGAACGTGCAGAGATTCATAAAAATTACTGGGATCGTACTATCTCCATTCCAGCTGGAGATATCCCACTCACAGATTTTAATTTGACAAAGGAGGAGAAACTGAAACTCATCGCGATTGGTACGGATAGTGCGGTGAAATTTTTTGATCAACCAACAGCCATTTAGAGTATTGAACATTTTTCCTATGAACGTGTTCTTTGTTTTTGGGGTTGCCTATCACTGATAATTCTGACCAATTCCGAATACACTTCATCCACATTAGTTCGTGTTCGTGCAGATGTTTCTATATATTTTGATTGATGTAGTAATGCCAACCGATTACCTTCATTTGCAGACACTTGACGATCTGCAAATAGATCCAATTTATTACCAACAATAATTATGGGTAATATAGGTTGGTCTGTGACTTGATATAATCGTTTGATAATTTCTATCAAATAGTCGAATGATGAATGTGATGTAATCGAAAAGACACATAAAAATCCGTCACCACTCCGCATATTATGATCACGCATAGCAGTAAATTCATCTTGCCCCGCGGTATCCAAAATATCCAATAAGTATGTTTCCCCATCAACCACAAATTGTTTTCTGTAGGAATCTTCAATTGTAGGATCATACTCTGTAATAAAATGATATTGAATAAATTGGATCGTTAGCGCACTTTTACCGACACTCCCACCACCCAATACAACAATTTTGTAAATGTTAGACATATATTATTTTATGATCATAAAATAATGTATTATTTTGAAATATTTTCAAAATTTCAGATATTACCAGAAAGAGACCTGTAATGCGAGAACAAGATCAACTGAACGAAATTCAAACCATCTTGTGTAAAATATAACACTTTAGGATTATGATCCTACCGAGTAACTTGTTTTGAACCTAAATAATTTCCAAAATGAAAACAATTAACTCACTTCGTGAGTTGTATTTTGAAATTATCATATTCCTGTTGGATTTCATCAAGTAAGTGTGCAATATTAGCTTGGATGTTGCCGATTGATTCTTTAAAAGTATATAATTGTTGTATATCAAGTGCCGTAACATTCGGGTCAATCGCATGTGGTAGCGTTCTCAATTGATGAAGAACATCATTGAGGTGGACTATATTCATAGATATTTTGGCAGGGATATCTATGGTTAAAATTTGGATATTGTCTCGATTCATTTTTAGAATTTACACATTAACAGGTTAAAATTATATTTCAATTATCTTTTCCAATTGGAATACAATTACATTAATTGTCTTATTTTCCAAAATGTCTCCAACTTTTTCCATAAGTTTGACTTCAATGGGTTCATCAATTTGGTTTCAATTGGTGTCCCATCCTTCTCCTGTAACCTTACTTCATAAAGTATACGTAATTGTTTATCTAAGTGAGGAAAATGTGTCTTTATACCAATACGATATGGGAATGGTGCAATTACATGATTTGAGAAAGAACATGTGAACGAATCTGTTGGATATACTGGATCAAATGAATGATCTTTTTTCTTACCTATTTCACATACACAATATTTGACACGAAATCCACAGTGACAGACACCCATAAATTCTGTTAAACACTTCTCACAACGAATTTTTTTCATCTTATAATATCTTCGATATAACTCCCCGTCGCGTTTCAGATTGTAAAAACACTTGTGATGAACATAATAATGTTTATCATTTGGCCCCAGTCTCAATGCAGTGTTTCTCCACATTATTTTATCACAAAAATAGCACACTTCATCATCGTCATTGAATTCGTCATACTCATCCTCATCCTCATCCTCATCAATTTTGTTGTTATTCTCCATACAATCTAATGATATCTATGTTTGTCACAGATGTCAATACACAATCAATTTTTACGATAGTGGCAGATAATTGAGGTGTGTCGTATGAAAAATGAGGCGATCAATCTCATTAATTTTATCAATGTATTTTGGGTTAAATGTGTAAAACATATCTTTACCATTATGTGTTAAAGTACTGTAGCGTGTTAAATAGTCGAGCAATTTAATGCATAATGCTGTTTCATGTGAAATTATTCTACTTGGTTGATCATCTATATTTTTAAGGTGGGCCAATGAATAACATCCAGGCAGTTGACCATTGAGTAACATTACATTATATTTAACTCCATAATAAATGTATAATTCTTTACACAATTGATATAAACCGTGATTAACTGCAAAATCAATAACTGTTCTAAATTGATGTCATGTTCCTGAAATTGTTGTTGGAATGTATCCAACAGATTGTTTTCTTGTAAATATTGGGTGAGTAGATCCATTGATTAATATATTTATCCTTTGATTCAATTTTCCAAATGTGATATAAAATCTGCGATTGATTGACTGATAATCTGTCATTATAAGACGGGGTTGGCGCTCAAGCTCAACGAATTCTAAGTATCTATCGGGTCACTACATTTTCCACAAATTTTCATATTGATGACTTTGTCTGAATACTGGGTCCGAGTTCTCCACAAGTTTAAGTCTTTATGCTATGTTAGAAGTGTAATTTAGTCTAAATCAAACACTGATTATCCTAAATTAGAATATCATTTGGTACATTCGTGGTAAGTTCAAAATTATTCGAAATAATGTTTATTATATATATATATATGCTGCGATTTTGTACTGAGTGTAAAAAAACATATGCAGTGGGTATAGATTGCATACATTCATATTCATCAAGAACTGAGAGGACAGATATAACTATTGACACATTTGAGCAACCATTTGTGTCAGTATCCCCTTGGTTTTCGACGACAATCATCCCAGAGATTGAAGACACAAAGTGATTATTTCCATTTTAGTGACACTATTTGACAAACCGCAAATTTATTGGTAAATGTCAACAAAAAACTAAAAATTTGAATTAAATAAGGTGCTCAATCTGATATATTATCATTATTCAAATGACAGAGTTATCTAAAAATTTGGAGAAAATAGCGTTAATTTTCGATTTCGATATGACATGCACTGAAGAATACCAACAGGATGTGCTGATTAAGAAATATCTGAACAAATATCAGGAAATATACAATCTACCAGAAAAAGTCAAACATATTCAGCAATACGTGCCAGATTATCAGGGTATTTACAATGTTTCTGATTTTTTTAAATTAGTAGATGCAACTGCTAAAGAAGCCCAGACAACAATGAATAATGTGAGAATACAGAGAGGGATTACATGGATTTCCCAATTATGTAAAGATATGCAGCAAGGAGGTCCATTGTATGGATGTACTAATGAAGAATTCATTGAACTTGGACGTTCGATAGGATTGTCTCCTGGTATAAAAGAATTTTTACGGAAATTAAACAAACATGGAGAGCCAAAGATGTTGATGTCAAAATATATATTATTAGTGTTGGACTGAAACCATTTATTGAGGGAGCTGTAGGAGATCTTGTGGATGGCATTTTCGCTGGTGAGATATATAATGGACACATTATGTCAGTAATAGAAGATTACAGTAAAACAGAAATCGCTTTTGAAATTGCTAAGGGTGGACAAGACAAAAATATTAAGTTACGTGGAAATGAATATGACATACCATATAACAAATTTATCGTCATTGGTGATGGTTACACGGATATTCCAAATTGGCGATTTTATAGAAAATATGGAGCACCGTGTGTCATGGTTTATAAATCTGGGAGTATGACCGAATATACTAAAGCTATGAAAATAGCACACCAGGAATCAGATTATGTCCTTGAACGTGATTACACACCAAATCCTAGAAACCCAACGTGGAGATATCTGAATGATGCAATTCAGACAATCGTTAATAGGACATGCGATCATTCAGAATACAGTTTACATATGTATCGCTGGTCCAAGAGATTATCTAAAACAGAGGAAAATGAAATAGAACAACATTATATGACATGCAAAGAACATGAACCAGGATTGAGATTAATTCATGTCGTACCAAAGAGCAAAATTTGGTATAAAACTGATATTTAACTGTAGTATGTAGTAAGTAGTATGACCGGTTCTCATATCGACAACACAAACTTGATAACCTTGATAACGCGTGTCAACAATCATCCATAAAACACAACCAATAATACCGAATCTTGCAGGCACCTGCAAGAACGCTGGTAAAACAATAAATTGACTTGCGATTACAAGCAAAGTAGAAACAATAAGCCTGTATATTTGAAAGCTTAAAATATGAGATGACATCATTTTAATTGATATTTAATCAATATTTGATTAAATATCAATCAAATTTTTGACAATGACAAAATAGTAAATAAGAATGATTTTATTTGTATATGTATATACAAATGTCTGTTAGGTGCAACTTAAACCGAAAAGATCGAAATGATAAAAATTATGAGGCACATTATTGTCCCACCGAGCAGTGTCAACGGGATGGAGTAAATTACCAAGATCCTGCTTGGGTAGAACAAGTTATTCTTATAGGATGGCCGTTCTACGAGGAATGGGTAACGGGGTTCGAGAACGCAATATTATCAATGATGGAAACTTATCAAATCAAAATACCCAATGATGTGGGAAAATTACTTGATCCTACGCCGGATGGAAGATGTGGGTTAGTTCATGGTTTGATTCGTACATATTATCTTGAAAGTTACTCCGATCCTAATTGGTCCCCCTATGTCTCAATATGTAGTTTAACTTATCCGGTTGACTATCGGGAAGCAGCATCCATTAGCCTTCCAATCAACCAGATGTCACAAATATTAACTAAAGCAAATACTTTGTTTGCGGAAAATCGGCCTTTTTTCTATGCATTGTTTCATATGATCCAACTATTTTCTACACCACAAGGTGTGTGGGATTACGGTGATGGTGTCTGTTTTAAGCCACCAGTGAAACCATTAATTGAAGGGTTTACTGGAGACTTACCAAGTCTCCCAGCAGAATTAATGGTTCATATTTTATCATATCTTGATGGTGTCTCGATTTATCAAATGAGTAAAATCAGTCGTACCTGGAATGACATTGCACATTCTAAAGAGTTACAAAGAACTATTGGATTTCCTGATCCACAAATTCATTATTTGATCAATTTTACCGATATGGGAATGGGTGGTAATTGTGGTCCATCCTATTAAATCACAATTTGGTATACATCTTGATCGGATCCATCTTGACAATGATATCCGCTAATGAATTGCATTTTCCGTGACGATTCATGAGAAATAGTTTTGTTAATTTTATGTTCAAAATGGAAAACAATTATATTTTGTAGAAGTTGATACTTCTCATATAATTCAGTATATCTTGACTAAGAGGGTGTCAAGAAATACAACATTGGTAAAAAAATTCAAAAATGATTTACTATTCTTTCCAGTAAATCATTTTTGAGTCATATCTATCAATGTAGTATCTGATTATTTTAGAGGGTGTCCAGAAATACGATCTTCGTTAAAAAGATTAAAATAATTTGTATTTTATATTCTTGTTTAAAATCAGATTCAATGTTTGATTTTAAGAGATTATTCGATAGTTTCTCAAAATTATCCTCAACCAAATTCTATAAGGATACGTTTGATCACTTAAAATCTATCTTCATTCAGCGGATTTCAGAT